CACCTCGTGGTAATAGTTTTATTATTGATGATGGATATACAGATGCGGAATTAACTGCACCAAATTGGGATGAAGACCCTGATTCGTATCAAAACACACAATTAGGTAATGCAGTTAACGATACAGCGGTTGGTCAGCGTACCAATGAAGGTATTGTTTTGCGTACACGTAGTGGTGCACAATTCTTACTTTCAGAAGATAAAGGTAACGTATTTTTAATTAACCGTGATGGTACTGCACGTTTTGAAATGACTCCTGATGGACAAATTACCGTTCACTCAGATAAAAGTATTACAATTCGTACTGACGAAGATTTTAATCTAACAGTTGCTAAAGATATGAACGTTGAAATTGGTGGAAACTTAAACGTACAAACTCAAGGTAATACTAAATTAAATCTTGTAGGTAATCTTGATGCTATTGTTAATGGACAAGTAGTTATTAACACTGGTGCTGATTTACGTTTAGTAGCAGCAGCAAGTATTCGTATACAAAGCGGTTCCAGTACTAATATAACTTCGGGTGACAATACTGCAATAAAAACTGGTTCAACATTTGATGTAACTGCACCTTCTTCAGCTAATATAACTGCTGGTGGAACAAACTTTACTATTGCTGGTACAGTTGATAGTAGTTCACAAATTAATGCTCCAGATTTCGTATCACCTGCTGTTGGTTTAAACAGTCATATTCACTTGCATGAATCATTCTCGTCACCAGACAACCATAGTAACGCAATGGCACCGCCAGTGCAAGGTGGCGGTAGAAATAATGCACAAGCAGCCTCTGCACCGCAGCCTGCGAACGATGTTGCTCCAGTGACTCCTACCGTTACACAACAAGATAACGTACAACATATTAACAGCACGACCGAAGTTGGTCAAGCCCTAACGCAAGATTTAGTCGTGTCAGATGGCGGTGAGGATAACACAACCGTTGAATCTTACACAACAACATATGAAGGATTACAACTATTCATGCCAGTGACTGGAACTATTCGTGAGTTCGGATATTGGGGTAAAGGCGTTCCGACTCAAAGTGGTGGAACTACTAATAGAAATGGTTGGATTATTCAAGCTAAAGGCGATGTAGTTGCTCCAGATGGTGGTTTAATTACTAAGATGGGTAATGGTGGAGTTATTATTACACATCCAATTGGTTACAAGAGTATTTTCTATGATATTGACGTAACTGTAATGAATAGAGATACAGTTACTAAAGGACAAAAGATTGGTACTGCAAATGGTGTATTCACCTTTGAAATAAGATTAGGTAGTGCAAACATTTATGGTTGGGGTGGAACAGTTGATCCTGGTTTATTCTACAGTACTGTAACTGGTAAAGGTGCAGATTGTGCAAATAAAAGTTTAACAGGTGGAAAACCTTCTAACCCTAATCCTAAACCTGCAACTTCATATTCTGAGAATAGTACAGATTTAGTAGTTATCACAACAGTTGGTAGCATTGGTTCTGGATATTCACAACGTGGTTCATTGCATGTTCCTAAACGAACAAGCACCACTAAACGTAATTCTAATACGTCTGCAAGTGCACCAGCAGAGGATTTGTCAAACATTGATAAAACCGCAATTGGTTGGAAAGTATCTGCAACTGATTCTAAGTTACTTGAAGAAGTAAAAGAATTTGAAGGTACTATTCAATATCAAACTTCTGTTGGATATTACCGTAGTGGAAGATTCTGGATATATAAAGATAGCTTAGGTTATCCAACAATTGGATATGGACATTTAATAACTGCTGCTGATAATTTCGCTGGTGGTATTGATGAAGCTCAAGCTGATGCATTATTACAGAAAGATTTAGCTCGTACTGTAAATGATGCGGCATCATTATATGCTCAATATAAGATGCAAACTCCTTATATATGCCAGATAGTACTTACCGAAATGTGTTTCCAAATGGGTAAAGGAAAAGTTGCTAAATTTAAAAATACATTAGCAGCAATGGCAAGTGGTGATTATAGAGGTGCAGCCGCAGGTATTAGAAACTCTGCATGGTATAGACAAACAACTCGTCGTGCTGAAATTATGGCACGTAGAGTCGAGTCCTGTCAATAAATACTTGTACTGATTAATTCAGGAGGTATTAAATGAGTAATTGGGTATTAACAAGTACAAATTCTAGCCTTTTAAATGATATTAAAAACTTCGAAGGTACAATTGCGTATCAAACTAAAGTTGGATATTATAAAGATGGTAAGTTTTGGACTTATAAAGATAGCTTAGGCTATCCAACAATTGGGTATGGTCATTTGATTTTATCTGGTGAGAACTTTAAACAAGGTCTTAACGAAAGTCAAGCTAATGACCTTCTATCAAAGGATCTCGCATCTACCGTAGCTGATGCTAAATCTCTCTACGAACAATATAACATGAAAGGTGGAATTGAACTACAGAAAGTTCTAACTCAAATGGTATTCCAAATGGGTAAAACTAAAGTATCTGCATTCAAAAACACTTTATCTGCTATGGGTCGTGCTGATTATAAAGCTGCTGCTAAAGGTATGCGTGATTCTGCTTGGTATAAACAAACAACTTCTCGTGCTGAATTGTTAGCACGTATTGTTGAATCGCTATAAGGAATAACAGATGGCAGTTATATTCAAAGGGTTTTCTTCTCCTGTAGTGGGAAAAACCGCAGTACTATATGATGTTGACATTGTTCGTCAAGATTTACTAAATCACTTTAACACACGTAAAGGTGAAAGAGTAATGGATGTTGAGTACGGTTTTATTGGTTGGGATTTGCTTTTCGAAATAGATAGACCTGGGAACTCTCAACTTCTTGAAGCTGATGTTCGTCGTATAGTAGCACTTGATCCTCGATTGCAATTGCTATCTGTAACCGTATCAAGTGTAGAGTACGGTTATCGTATTGACCTATCTCTCTATTACGTTCAATTAGAAAGTGTAGAAGATTTAGAATTAGTATTTGATAATCGTTCACAACAAAGAATGGCGTTCGTAAACGCTGCTTAACTTAATTAAAGGCTGACTTGGTTCAGCCTTTTCTTTTGGATAAATATTTCTATATTATTATATGAGGTGTATATAAACATGGCACAACAAAAACGACAATCTAATTTGTATGCTGCTGAAGACTGGCAACAAGTATATGAGTCATTTGCTCAAATTAACTTGACTGCGTATGACTTCGATACAATTCGTGAAAGTATGGTTAACTATCTTCGTCTAACATATCCAGATTCTTTCAATGACTGGATTGAAAACGATGAGTTCATTTTTATTCTTGATACAATCGCATTGATTGGTCAGAACTTAGCATTTCGTATGGACTTGAACAGCCGTGAGAACTTTCTCGATACAGCAGAGCGTAGAGCTTCAGTACTAAAATTAGCTAAGATGATTTCTTATGCACCTAAACGTGCATACCCTGGACGTGGAATGGCAAAAGTTATGACCGTTAAAACTAACCAGGATATTAAAAATAGTTTTGGTCAATCACTAAAAAACCAACTTGTACGTTGGAATGACCCAAGTGATAATAACTGGTACGAGAATTTTATTCTTGTAATGAACAGTGTTTTAATTGATACAAACCAATTTGGTGATCCAATTAAAAAAGTTACAATTAATGGTGTTTCTAACCAACTATATCAAATGAATACTATTCCAATGAGTGCACCAAATATTCCATTCACCGTGAATATTAATGGTGAGTCAATGCCATTTGAAGTTGTTAATCCTGATATTACAAGTACTGGTACTGTATCTGAACGTCATCCACAACCACAAGAACAAAAACATATCATCTATAGAAATGATGGTAATGGATTTGATTCACCATATACTGGATTCTTCGTATATTTCAAACAAGGTAATTTATCATTTACTGATTTTGAATATGAACAACGCATTGAAAGCCGTGTTCAAGAATTGAATACAAATAATATTAATGAAATTGATGTATGGGTACAAGAAATTACTGATGATGGTTTAGTCCGTACTAAATGGACACGTGTACCAGCAATTGAATCTATTTCTTATAACTCAGTAGACCGTAAACAGAAAAATATTTTCTCAGTAACTACTCGTGATAACGACCAAATTACAATTAAATTCCCTGATGCTCGTTCAGGTCAAGTTCCTCGTGGATCTTATCGTTTTTGGTACAGAGTTAGTAATGGTGAAACTTATACAATCAAAACAACAGATATTCAAAATAAACCAATTAAGTACACATATCGTACTAATACACAATCAGAATATGAATCAAGTACGTTAGATATTCAATTTAGTTTACAGTTCCAATCATCACTTGCTCAGTCTCGTGAAACTATTGAACAAATTAAAGAACGTGCACCACAATTATATTACACTCAGAACCGTTTCGTCAATGGTGAAGATTATAATATTGCACCGTTAATGTTAGGAAACACCGTACTAAAAGCTAAAGCAATTAACCGTATATACAGTGGACAATCCAGATTTATTGATATTAATGATCCAACTGGTAAGTATCAAAACACCGATGTATTCACTGATGATGGTGCAATATACCGCGATACTACTCAGGCAAGTAATTCAGTACTTCTACCATCAACTAAATCTAATACTGCAATAGTTATTGATAGTATTCAACCGTTGATTGGAGATAACTCTGTTATTCAGTTGTATCAAGATTTTCCATCAAACACCGTTGTTATAAGTAACAACCAGCAATGGACTCCAGAATTTAACTCAAGTTATTCTTCAAATACTTATGGTAA